ATTTTGGAGCAGCGGGGGACGGCGTAACTAATGACACTGATGCGTTTGCCGCTGCATCAGCGCGTATTAACGCTCTTGGAGGAGGAGTTCTTGTTATTCCCCCAGGAACTTACATCATTGGCAAGCAGACACTTGCAGGTGCATTTGGACTTGGCTATGCGTATGCTGCATCTACAATACTTTCCTTTAGTGGATGCACAAAACCAGTTTCAGTGCTTGGGTGTGGCGCAATTCTCAAGTTTGCAAGTGGACTAAAGTTTGGATCTTTCAACCCAGTAACAGGAGCAGTTCATTCTCCTACTCTGCCCTTCACTAATGCTGATTATGCAGCATCAGTTGGAAATGCTATTGCATTTACTAACTGTGTTTCTGTAACAGTTGAAGATTTAGAGATTGACGGCAACATTGCAAACCTTACCCTTGGTGGATTGTGGGGCGACACAGGTAGGCAACTTCCGGCTTATGGACTTTACGCATACGGTAACAAAAACTTCCACGCCAAGAACATTTACACCCATCATCACGGATTGGATGGAGTAGTAATTGGCTATGCAGGGTTGACAGAGACTTCTGATTGCTACCCGCATGTCCTTGCTAACGTTAGGTCTGAGTACAACGCAAGGCAGGGCCTTTCCTGGGTGGGAGGTTCATCCTTGACTGCTATTGGGTGTGCGTTTAACTACACAGGCCGTAGCACATTTAACAGTGCGCCAGGTGCCGGTTTGGACATTGAAGCCGAAAGCAGCGTATGCCGAAATGGCTTGTTTTTGAATTGTGAATTCAAAGATAACGTAGGCTTAGGCGTAGTTGCTGACAGTGGAGATTCTGCTAATGTTACTTTCATTAACTGCAAAGTTGTTGGCACCACAAACTATGCAACTTGGACAATAAAGCCAAGGTTTGTATTTGAAGATTGCTTAATTGCTGGAACCATTGTCAATCCTTATGGAAGTGCAACCGATCCTGCATCTGCTACTAAATACATTCGTTGCACAGTCACTGACGAGGCAAGCTTTGGTGGAGCCCCTTACGGCAATTATCTAATTGATACTGGAGGTGCCGTTAATGCGTTTTTTGACAGCTGTCGCGTAGTGTCAACTCGTTCTAGATTATGTTACGGAAATAACGGCATCTTCCGAAACTGCCAAATGACCATTACAGCTGGTACTGGATTTGTGCCCAACCAAGGGGAGGCAGCTGTGCTTGGGAACGCGACGTTAATTGATAATACGTTTATTGAAAATATCACGACAAACCCTCCTGCTAATGCCTACTTTGTTTATGCCCCTTCTGCTAAATGTTTTGGTCGTAATCTTGTAACTTCGCCTAACTCAAAGCTCTACTGGAACTCTTGGTCTATCGGGGCTGGTGCATACAGTGGGTACAAGGGTGTTTCCCCAAATGATGAAACCATCCAAACTTATTTAACGCTATTCAAAGGATTAAGAGGAGATCCGTACTATGGCGTAATTTATATTGGTGCAGATACAGCGGCACCGACAACGGGAACGTGGAGAAAAGGAGATCGCGTTCTTAACAATGAACCAGCAGTGGGCAGTCCTAAGGGTTGGATTTGCACTGTTGCTGGTACTCCTGGCACTTGGGTGTCAGAAGGAAACCTCTAACTTCACTATCATGGCACTCAAAAAAACTACGACCACAGTTCAAGGATTTATCGCTACCGATGCCTACCATCGAGTAGAGGGAGTCTCTCTTGTTGGGAAAGATAAGATAACCTTTCAGGTTCGGTCCTACAAAGAACTGGGTCTTCCTTCTTTTTCCGACACTTTTTATCAGTCTGGCCTGAGTCTTGATGGTCCCAACCCCATTCAGCAGGCTTACCTTTATCTCAAGACCCTTCCTGAGTTCTCCGACGCGACCGATTGCTGATGGCTGTTAAGAGCAAGATCGGGACTGGCGCCGTTACCCATCGTGCTGGTCCCCCCAAACGTACCAAACAAGGCCAGGGCAAGCGCAGTCTTGCCAATCATGGTCGCAAACAACTACGAGGACAGGGCAAGTGAAAAAGGCTAACGCTAAGGTTGGCAAGGTGATGAAGGAGTTCAAAGGTGGCTCTCTTCATTCTGGTTCCAAGAAAGGTCCTATGGTGACCTCACGCAAGCAGGCAATCGCCATTGCGATGTCCGAACAAGCAAAAGCAAACAAAGGTAAGAAAAAATGATTACCATCTTCGGTCTGAAGGTTACCTACGAGGTGGCCTTTTTCTTCTGTCTCTTCATTGGGTCTGAGATCATTGGTCTTAACCCCAAGCTGAAAGACAACTCCGTGCTTGGATTGGTGTTTCGGGTAGCCAACTACCTGAAGCCATTCCGCAAGGAGGATGACACCATTCAAAAAGCAAAGAACATTCTCAAGTGACCATTCTTTTTGCTGATGCCTCCAAGTATGACAAGGGTGAACCCCAGCAGCTTGAGGCTTGGGCCTACTTACAGAAGGCAGTAAGCCCTGAGATCATCCAAACCTTTGGTGAAATCTTCCGTAAGGTGCCTCCTGGGCCTCCTAAGCTGAAACCCACGTCTCCTTTTGGTCAGAATATCACCCCTAACTTCACTTATGGTGAGCTTACCCTCTGTGAGGAGGCCCGTAGGTTTCGGAATCAGGGCCAATGTGACATTGCAACAGAGATTTGTGAGTTTCTGGAGCGAGCACGGAACAAGTTTGGCCCTTTGAAGATCACTTCTGGTCATCGTCCTGCTGCAATTAACGCTGCGGTGGGTGGTGCCTCGAACAGCGAACACCTTTTTGGTGTTGGTTGTGGTGCGGTGGATGCTTACCCCATCAATACCAGCTGCTTGGAGTTCGAGAAGTGGTGTGACAAGGAATGGCCATTCAGCATAGGCTATGGGGCCTCGTATCGGGGCTTTGTTCACATCGGTATTCGTGCCGGACGTCCCAAAATTCGTTGGGACTACTAACAAAACAAAGGATTACTACTCATGGCAAGCATTACTACCGGAGGCAGCACATCTGCCGGATCTTACCAGACCAATTCTGGTATGACTGCGTTTGAGGCTGGAACAGCTCGCACCATTACGCTTGGAGCAACCAGCGTTAACCTAGCACTTACCACAACGTGTCGTTTCATTTCCATCATTGCTACTGGTGGGACACATTGTCACTATCAGATTGGTGTTGGGGCTCAAACTGCAACCTCGTCTTCACATTATTTGAAGACAGGAGAACGTGTTATTCTTGCTGTTCCTATGGAAGCCAACATCGCTGCCATTCAAGGAACAGGAGCCAGCACTACTTTGTACATCTCGGAGCTGTTGCAGTAATGGCACGAGCAACTGAGGAGGACTTCAGTGAACTCCACGGGCTCGTCACTACCGAACTTATCGCCCGTATCAAAAGTGGTGAAGCAACTACCCAAGACCTCAAGGCAGCAGCAGACTGGCTTGCTAAGAACAACATCACAGGTGTCCCCGTCATTGGATCACCTTTGGCATCGTTGTTTGCAAGTATGCCAGAACTTGAACTTGAAGACGTTCAATCCGCAATCCGGTGACATGGATAGCACAGTACGCAACGCCATTGCCACTGCTGCACTTGGTTTGTTTGGTTGGCATTTGGTTACCCTTCATAACATTGCAAAGTCTGTTGATGTTCTTGTGGAACAGATGACAGTCAGTAACAATCGTATTGAACGCCTTGAGAACTTTGTTTATTTCAAGGAGCCTCCCAATGCCGAAAAACCCTAAGCCTGGTGCTTCTGCTGCTTATTATGCCAAGAACCCAAAGGCAGCAGCAAAGAAAGCAGCATACCAACGAAAACTGAATAAGGATCCTGTTGTGAAGAATGCCTCGGAGGAGCGATGGACGGAACGTCGCCGCCGGGGCATTGCTAGCAAAGGAGGTCCTGATCTTAGCCACACAAAGAAGGGTACGATGGTCTTGGAGTCACCCAAGGCCAATCGTGCTAGGAATGGTCACAACGGCAAGAGTACCAAAAAATGAACAAAGGAAACGCCAAGCCCCCTGGGCTGTATGCCAACATGAATGCCCGTAAGGCAGCAGGCACCAGTCGTCCGAAGAGTAAGAGCACCGTCTCTCCAAAGGCGTATGCTAACATGAAAGCAGGATTCCCCAAAAAGAAAAAGTAAGAGACCCACTGAGCACCTAACCTCATGCTCGAAGCGCCTGCGGATTACTTATTCAATTTGCTTGCCATGAACTCCTCTGAAGCAAAAAGAATGTGGAGGGCTGCCATTAAGGAACAGTGGGACAACCGCTGTGCCTACTGTGGCTCTGATCATAACCTGACTCTGGACCACATCCATCCCAAAACCAAAGGAGGATGCGATCGTACGTCAAACGTTGTCCCGGCTTGCCGTAATTGCAACCAGTCCAAGGGAAGTAGCCAGTGGTTATCCTGGTTTCTTAGTACCGACAATTTTGACATCGTTCGCTGCAACAAGATTCTTTCCTGGACTAGCCCTTAACATAAAAACTTTTAAGTTATCATCATGACTACCACTGCTGACAGCACCACTTACGGCTCCATCAGTAACGCCCCTGGCAAGCGTACTGAGAACCAACAGACCAACAAGGCCCACACCACGGCCAACGTGTCTGGTGGTACTACGACCACGACCACGATCACTGCCTCCTACGGCACCACGGCTACTGCTGTGGCAGCCAGTGCCACCGTGGATGCTGCCGAGACTGCCATCCGTACCGTGCGTCGTGCTCGCACCAACCCCAGCACCCTTCCTACTGCCAAGGTTACCGGCACTGTGACCCGTAAGGAGACCGGCGCCATTGCTACCTTCGGCACCCGTGTGAACGGTTCTGGTTACACCCCAGGCACCTACACCAACGTTGCTCTGAGTGGTGGTTCTGGTTA